ATGTACACGCTTGTTGTAAGTCGGCATTCACACTATGCTTTACATCACGCCCTATTTTAACCAGAGCGTCGTACTCTTCTGCGCTTAGTATGTATTGCATTAGTCTTTGGCTCTGCTAAGCTCTTCTTTTTCTAAGTCTGCCATCACATTATGTAAGGCGTGTTCGGCCATTGCATCTTCGATGGAGGCGTCGATATTATCACGACGGTCTTCTGGTTCTTCGACACTCCAAAATGCGTTAAGGTGTCCGCTGTTGCGCAACCATCGATATCGGCCAGCATCTTCAATAGCCGCATTGTACTTAGCTACTAGCTCGCACGGATCAAATCCGTACTGCTCGATACAATTAGTCTTTTGATACTCGCTGAGTACGTTATTGATCTTTTCTTTAAAGTGCCAAAAGTACATTTCTACTGTAGTCATAGTATTTGCTCTTTGTTGTTGCTAGGTTGTTTATCCTAAGTACATATAATACTGTCAATATAGCAAGGTGTCAACCATTAATTTCACTGTACAGTTGGTTTTTGTACTTAACTTTCTTTTTAATGTGCTTATAGCGGAGACCGCGTTTTCGTTCCTTCCACTCGGGCTCGGGTGTCCTGTTGAGCGCCCTGTAGTCTTTTGGTTTTTGCGGAACTCTAAGTTTCTTGGTCATGCTACTTACCTGTTGTTAGATCAGAGAGAACCGTGAGCTCCCTTTGCATACTCGAGTATCTCTTCGAGCGTCCATAATTTCATTTCGGGGACTAGCTCGACAGATATTTCTCCTTTTTTAACTACTACATCTACGTTTAATAAGGTGCACACATCGTCCTCTGTGAGCTCGTCGTTTCTATTCGAGGCGCACCATAGTATGCTTAGTAGTACACAATCTATGATTCTTCGCTTCTCCAAGATGTCGTTGTCTAAGACATACTGCTTGGCAAATTGGAGAGCGTCGAAGTACTCCTGACTGCGCTCTGCGATTTGTTCTAGGTACATAATTGTTTCTTGGCTTGCTTCCATAAGACTATCCTCTCTTGTGTAGTGTATTTACAATTTTTTGTTGTTTAGAATAATGTCAGCAACTTGTTCCCAAGTTGTTACGCGAAAGATCTTAGGGTGACTGTACCATTGATTATGCGGGTGGTCGATTAATATAGGTTGTAATCCAAACTCTAGCCCTGCCTCGGCATTCTCTGGTTTATCTTCTATCCAATAATGGCCTGTGCCGGCATACGGTGCAAGTGCAGCTTCTTTGCTAGCTCCTTGTGCCAGATACGCATATTGGTTAAATGTGTTAGCCCCAAAGTGATTAGCCAAGTTCATTGTGCGCAGTTGTGTAGTATTCGGGTCGGTACTCAAACTAGTGATGATATCAAAGGTGTAACCTTGCTCTACTAGCGCAGAAACTCCTGTAACAGCGTCTCTTAGAGGGTCTAAGAAGCCCATCCAACTGCTGTTTGAGAATTCGGTCATTGTGTATACAGCTTGCTGTTGACTCATACTCGGATACATTTCGTGTATGTAGTACGTATCTCGACGATCTAGCGGATGCTGTTCTCGCTGGGCCATCCAACGATGGAATGCTTCTTCCCAGTACAAGAGACAACCGTCCACATCTGTTAATATTTTCTTCATATATTGCTCTCTTAATGTTAACTTATAGTATAAGTTCTTTTGCTAGAAGAGTCAATAGATAACTGCTAGCCGCCTGCAAATACATCAGGACTGCCGGCAGCTACAGATGTACATCCCGAGACAGCATCACCGATACGGCCAACCCCTAGGTTGTTTGCGAACACTGTGGTAGACCCTACCGCTATAGGAGCAGCATGTGACGGACACGGAGAACCCGGCAGCAAGTGCACAGTGTTAACGTCAGTTTGTCGAGATACTGGAATATTGTTAATAAACACGTTGGGCGAACCTACCGCTCTAGTCATTCCTGAACAATGCGGAACGTCTGCATCGCCGATCCTAGTTACTGCTGGCATTATTGTTGCTCCTTTCTCTCTTTATTAACTGTTTTAGCATATCGTTGAATTTGTTCATTTCTTGGTGTTCATCGTAAGTGTGAGGCCCTGGGATAATTTCCGGTTCGAACGAAATTAGATGATCGAACGCAAGAGGTATACTTTCGTAGTTAGTGTATTCAACCAGGGCCCCGCAGTCCCTAACTACATAACGTCCTTTCATCTACATCTGAATCCCTGTGGTGTTTTCTAAGTACTGCTTTGAGAACTCGCGGTCAGACTTAACGACGCACAACACGTTAGACAGCTTTAGTACAAACTTTGCACTAGGGCCTACGCTAAACATAAACGGAGCAAGTCCTAGTCCTTCTTGTGTTGCTGCAATCATCATAGGCTTTGATAAGATTAAGCTGTCGTTCTTTTCTTCTTCTAGCCGGCCTATCACTTCCTCGCCCGAGGTGAGTTTTAAACTAATACAGTCGCCTTTCTTATATGGTACATCGAGTAACATCATGCTTGGTTCCTTTTGTTGAGATGGTGAGCTAGTTCGGTAAACCCACCGATGAGCTTACCTTCTAGAAAAATTTGTGGTACTGTTCTTGCATGAGGCACCGACTCTAACAGTTGTTCTCGCGACCATCCTTCGCCTATAGTACGCAGTTCGTAGTCAATGCCTTTTTCGTCTAGTAGTGCAATTGCTCGTTGACAAAACGGGCAGCTCTCTTTACTCCATACAATGGTAGTGCTCATAATTAAACCTCTTTGTTTCGTTGTTTGTATTATATACCTCAGTATACAAGGTCTCTGCCCCGTAAATGAAAATATTGTGTGTGCGGTTATCGTCAACTGGCGTTATATCTATTAACTCGTCGTCTCGCTTCCATACACTGTGTTTTATAGCAATCCAGTCGCTAGTGCTCTCACTAACTGCTACGTAGTATCCTTTGACTTGTGCGCCACCGTACATTGAAACTTGTCTAGCCACATTATTATGACACTGGTTTAATATTGCGCAGGGTCTAGGAGCAATACAGACTGCAACTGCCTGGTTACACCCTAGCTCCTGCATTGCTGCTAGTAGACTAGAGTGAGTGTCGTTGGGCAGCATAGCGTCAGCTATCATAACTTTACAGTTCGAATCCCTTAAAGCTATCAGTGGATGCGTCCTGTTTGATTCCGCCTATAACATACGACTGAATTTGCGTTTCTTGAGGAGCTATTTGGAGACCTGAGCTGCTCAACCAGTGCTGTGTCCACGGCAGTGGGTTGGTATTAACCGGCTGGTCAAAGATTGTGCTGTAGCCCAGTGCTTTTAGTCGACGGTTAGCAATGTACTCAACGTACTTATAGAGCAAAGTTTCGTTAAGACCAATAATTGATCCGTCTTTGAACAGATACTGTGCCCAGGCCTTCTCTTCAAGTACACATGCCCTCCACATTTCGTAGACATCGTCCTTGCACTCTTTGGCAATCTCTACCATCTCTGGATCGTCTTTGCCTTGTATCCACAGCTTGAGTATATGCGAGGTTAGCGCAAGGTGTTGGCTCTCGTCACGTGCTATCAACGATATAATTTTAGCCGAACCTTCCATTAACTTGAGCTCGCCAAACGCGAAGCTGCAAGCAAAGCTCACGTAAAAACGCAGACCTTCTAAGATATTTACGTTCATCATTGCCAAGAACAACTTCTTCTTAACGTCGCGCATACTGCCGTTGCCTTTGAAGAACCACTCGTTAGCAGCGTCAGTAAATGTGTCGTAGTACTTGGTTACAGTTCGTGCCCGAGCAATAATCTTCTCGTCGTCTAAGATTGTATCAAACACTTCGCTGGGGTCAGCATACACATTCTTCATAATGTGGGTGTAACTGCGTGAGTGCAGGGTCTCAAAGAAGTCCCACGTTACTATTGCGCCTTCAAGCTCTGGTAAGCTACAGTAGGGCAAGAACGCCAAACAAGGGCCTCTTCCTTGTACGCTGTCTAACAGAGTTTGGTACTTTAGGTTAGCTGTGAAGATGTGCTTCTGCTCTGGTCTAAAGTTGGCGTAGTCTGCACGATCTTTCTGTAGACTAACTTCTTCTGGGCGCCAAAAGTATCCTAGCATTGTTTGGTTTAGCTTGTCAAACACCGGAAAGCGGAACTGGTCGTACCGCTGTGTATTTTGATCTGCGCCAAAGAACATATTCTCTTTGGTGAAGTCTACATTATCTTTATTAAAAACTGTCTTAGCCATTTACATTTTTCCTTAGTCTTTTATAATACAATCAACCGCTTGCGTTGTCAATCTTAGATGCTACAGGCGTCGCACTCATCGTTGTCATCGTTATTACTACTTACATACCTACTAACTTGCATAGGATCTGTAGCAGCTTGGGCATCGTGGGTGTAATCGCGTAACCCAGTATCTACTCCGAGCGATGTATTAGCTCCGATGCTCTGTGATATCAGTTGATCGGTGTCTGCTTGTTCACTAGGATCAGTCTTGTAATCGTATGTGTTCAAGTAGTAGCTTGACTTCCAGCCTAGTTTGTAAGTAGTCAGTAAGTCTTTCATGATCACACTCATAGGTACTTCGTTATTCTCAAATTGCGTTGGATTGTAGCTCCAGTTACCCGAGATGCCTTGATCAAAGAACTTTTGCATAGATGCAACTATGTTGATGTATCCTTCGTTGCTGGGCATGTCCCATAATAAGGTATAGTGATTCTTCAAGCTCTGGTATTGTGGTACTATTTGCTTGAGTGGGCCTTTCTTGCTCTTCTTAACACTCAGGTATCCGCGCGGTGGTTCAATGCCGTTGGTTGCGTTAGATACAACAGACGATGACTCGCTAGGCATCTGTGCGCTTAGTGTGCTATGTCTTAGCCCGTGTTCTACAATCTCTGCGCGTAACGACTCCCAGTCATAGTTCAACGTGTTTGGAACAATAGCATCAAGGTCTTTCTTGTATGTGTCAATAGGCAAAATACCGTCTGCGTACTTAGTAGCAGCAAACCCTGAGCAAGGCCCGCGCTCTTTAGCTAGGTTATTACTTGCCTTGAGCAAGTAATACTGGAATGCTTCACTTAGGTCGTGTGTTAGCTGCCAGGCTCTTGAATCGCTGTATTGCACTTTGCGCTTGGCAAGGAAGTGGGCCAACCCAATAAAGCCTACGCCTAACGAACGCCTTGCCTTAGTAGACAGCTCTGCTGCTGCAATAGGATAGTTCTGATAATCAATAATTTCTTCTAGAGCACGAACTGCTAGGTCGCACAGGTCTTCTAGGTCTGCTAGACTCTTAATGATACCTACGTTAATTGCGGACAGAATACACAACGCAATCTCGCCTTCTGGGTCGTCAATATGATTGAGCGGCTTAGTCGGTAGAGTAATTTCTTGGCACAGGTTACTCATATAGATAGTGTCTTTAAATGAGCTGTGTGTATTAGAGTGGTCCACGTTCATTATATAGATACGACCAGTTTCGGTGCGTTCTTTAAGTAAGTCTCCAAACAATTCCATAGCAGGAATACGCTTCTTCTTAATCTTAGTACTCCGTTCGTATTTCTCGTACAGTGTCTTAAACTTATCAGCATCGCCAAAGTATGCTTCGTAAAGGTCAGGTACATCGTGCGGAGAAAACAGAGTAATATCTTCGTTCTTTAGCAAGCGCTCGTACATGGTCTTGTTCAGCTGGATCGAATAGTCTAGCCTGCGAACGCGATTGTCTTCAGTGCCTTTGTTGTTCTTGAGCACAAGGATGTCTTCAATCTCTTGGTGCCACAACGGAAAGTGTACAGTTGCTGAACCACCACGTACACCGTTTTGTGTACAACACCGAACAGTGGACTCGAACTTCTTAAGGAACGGAACCACGCCGGTGTGTGCTATTTCGCCGCCTCTAATGCGACTATTAACTCCACGGATACGGCCAGCGTTAATGCCGATACCAGCGCGTTGTGCAGTATAACGTCCGATGGCCATATCACTGGCAAAGATGCTGTCTAGCGTGTCGTCACTATCTACTAGCACACAGCTGGCAAACTGACGAATAGGTGTACGCACACCTGCCATTACCGGAGTAGGTATGTTGATCTTAAACAACGAAATAGCATCGTAGTAACGCTTGACATACTGCATTCTTGTGTCAGCTGGGTAATTAGAAAACAATGTAGCAGCAATCATCATGTACATAAACTGCGGAGTTTCGAATAGTTGTCCGGTGCTGCGGTCTTGTACAAGGTACTTGTCTACTACTTGACGCAATCCAGCGTAGGTAAAGTTTTCATCGCGGCTGTGAGTAATATATGAGTCCAGTCTAGCCAATTCTTCTTTGCTGTACTTGTTTAATATCTCCGGGTCGTAAACTTTGCGTTCAATGTTTTGACTTATTGTTTCAATTAGCGGAATGGCAGTGTATTTTCCGAACACTTCTTTGTTGATGCCGTAGCTCAACAGTCGAGCAGCCGCGTACTGATAGTTTGCTGCGTCTAGACTAATAAGATCATTTGCTGATCGCACAAGAATTTCTTGTATCTCTTTAGTTGTCATGCCGTCGTAAAACTGTAGGTTAGCATTCATCTCAATTTGACTAGAGCTCACCCCAGCTAGTCCTTTACATGCTTCTTCTACGACAAAATGAATCTTGTCTATATTTAAAGGTACCTTGTCACCGTGCCGTTTGACGATGTAAATCCCATTTGACATTTATTGCTCCTGATTGTATTGTGTGTTAGATTGATATTTAGTTTAGCGGTTTCATAACGTAGACGAGTTGCGACTTTAGCGTCTTCGGTAAATCTGTTCTGTGTACGTACGACTGCTCGTCGTAGCCAACTACTTGTTGATCGATATATAAAAGGTAATAATTCCTGCCTTTTTCTCTATCTACTTCAATATGTATCTCAAATCCGCTGGCCGAAAACTTGTCAGTTAACTGTAAACTGTAGCAAATGCCTAGTAATTTACAAAACTCACAGTACTGGTTTTCTAGGATGAGTTCCCACGGGTTCGGCCACGAGTCTCGGTCCCAGGGGTCAGTTTGTATGCTTACAGTAGGGGCCTTTGCGTACTGGTCAACAGCAGATTGAATTGTGTCTTCTGCCGTTTCTAGAGAGACACGGAAGTCTCTCCATTCTTGCAAACGGTCTTCGTATTTCTTAGTAAACATTATTACACCATTTATGATTTAGTGGTTATTTTAACGACTATATTTCCTATTTGACTAGAGGAAACTAGGATTCTAGCAGACAAGACCTCTGACGTGACAAGATCAAGTTGCAGTTCGCTGGCAAAACTAATCTCTGTTACTTCTGGTCCTGATCCGTTTACTTCGGAGTAACTGTTTGCCAAGTCAACGAGATCGGTGTCGGGGCTAACTAGTACGTCCAGAACTCCGGATTGAGTCAGGCCTGTTGAAGCACTTTTGTAAAAGTAGTCAATCGAGTACGCTCTTGTAGCGTCAGCCGGTAATCTAAACGGTACGGGGGTGCCACTTAGTGCAAACTCATGATAGCCGCCATTTGTATAGAACACAGGACCTTCTACTTCTGGCAAATATGCTTCGTTAAGATTCCCGCTTATAGCATAATTATACGTTCTTTCGAAGGTGTCGTCAATCGAAAAGTTTCCTCTTTCGCCGTACTTTACGACAGGAAATCCGTTGCTAACATTTTCACCATATCTGTTATTTTTACTTCTGTTGCCGGTTCCATGTAACACCATAAATGCTTGCTGATTAATATTACTAAATTTGCTGTCTGTAATAATATTGTTATCTGCACCAGGGTTTCCGGCAAGTAGCCCCGACTCGCCTAACACTACTCCTCTATTCAATTGGTTAAAGTTACAACGAATAAACTGATTGTCGTCTGCCTTGAGTAAACTATGTGCGGCCTCTTTTAGCCCTGTAAAATCACAGTCAATAAATTTGTTGTTTCTAGAAATAGTTGCGCCGCTGCCACTGTCAAGTCCGACCCCTGATTCGTAGTTAGTAACCGAAGCTTCGCCGGCAGGATAGATAAACTCAATATCTTTAAATTCGCTGTTGCTACAATTGTCTAATCGTAACAAGTACGACCTGCCACTCATCCTTTGTCCGGTTGCCCGAAGTGTCATTGCTTCAAATCGTATATTTTGGGCCCGGTCTTCTGTTTGACCAGATGTACTTAGTGCTGTTACTTCGGTTTCTGTTATACTTGATAAGAACCCGCTATACGGAACGTTTGTCCCAATAGTCCGAAACATATCAAAGTTACCGGCCTTTGTAAAGATTGTTTTGTTTTTGCCCGAACCCACTATGGTAGTGTTTGGCGGTACATAAACTGTGCGAGTAATGTTAAAGACTCCGGGTTCGATGTGCAGTACTGGGGCCGAAGTTGGGGTAGGGTCAGTAAGATATAGTTCTAATAATGCTTTTTGTAGTTGATCTGTTTGTGTTAGGCCGCCGAATGAGTTTATGCTAACTCGCTCGTCAAGCCGTGCCGCGATAGACCTAACAACTTGAGTAGATTCACTTGTTTGTATGTTGGAGTTGGCTCGGTACGTATATTGGCCAGCTAGGTTTATAATGTTAGAGTTTGAAGTTAGCACCTGCGTGTTGCCAACTGCTGGAGCTCCTTCTGAAGTACTACCGTTGCCGATGTATAGTTCTTGAGAGTCTATAGCCCAACCGAACTCTCCGCTTGCAAGCTGTGGCAACCCGGTTCCTTGGTTAGCTGTGCCTCGTCTTACTTGTATTCGTGATATTGATACAACGGCCATGTAGGTAATACTCCTGTGTTATTGTAGTATTATTTATCCGGGAACGGCACGCCGTTGCTATTGCATCGCACTGCAAACGGAGCCATACAAAGATTCCAATAGGTATCGGTGCTACACTGGCCGCAGTGTATGTGGCTGCCCCAATCGGGTTGTGGTTCCACGGACGAGTGTTTGTGTTTGATGCCAGATATGCTCATCCACTCGTTGCAACCCGGACACTTAATGTCGTTGTAAAACATGCTAAGATGCGTGTCTCTATACTTCTTATATGCCCACTTGTAGAGTTTGGCATAGTACTTTTTCTTAGTTTCAAGTTTCATATTAGCCTCCTGTCTTTGAATAGAATTGATGCACTCTTTCATACCACTCGTGCCGCCAGTCATCAAACTCATTAGGCCACACGTCAAACTGCTGATACTCCAAATCTCTCGAACACATAAACACATGGCCTTCGCGTATATTGGTGCCGTGTACCGCATTGTGAGCGTCAGCATAAGCTACCATTTGTAGAAAGTAGTCATAGACCCACTCTAGCTTCTTGGGCTTATTGGTTTGTTTAAAGTCGCAAATAGACGGCTTGCGTTTGTACTTTCCTACTAGGTCAGTAGTGCCTGCGTATATCTTAGGTACGTACAAGCTAACCTCTGTGCCCCAGATTTCATCCATATCAACTAGTGCTTGGTCTCTAATAACAGTTGCCATTGCGTGTGCTTTAATTGCATAAGGGTTGCTGCCTGGTGTGGGCCACTCGCCTGTTACGATGTAGTCTTCGAGATACTTGTGCATGCGGGTGCCTACTCCAGCTGCCTCTGTAGTAATCTCTTTGGCTTTGGCGTGTCCTACCCTGTTACGCCAAGCAATCAGATGACTTTTGTCTGATGTCTCACTTAGGATAGTAGTTACACTAGCAACAGCACTGCCGTCAGGAGTAAGATAACGTCTCGCGCCATTAAACTCGGTGCGGCTTAGTTTTGTGTAGTTGTATTTGGTGATTACTAAACTCATTCGAAGCCCCACTGAGCATCGTCGTCGAAGTCAGTAAAGTAAGGATCTACAGTTGAGTTAGGATCATCGAATCCTTGTATGGTACTAACTTCGGGAACCATTTCAGTTAGGATGCTTTGGATGCCGAACTGTAGAGTTGCTGCTGATCCGGCACAGCCGCTACATGCTCCGCTCATTTCTAGAACCACGTTGCCGTCGCTGTAGCTTACAAACCGCACATTGCCGCCGTGCTGAGCTACCGCTGGAGCAACAAACGTGTCCATGGTTTCTTTTATGCTAGTTTCTATTTCTTGCTGTGTTCTGTTAGGCATTTGGCCTCCTGTAGATTATATACACTATAGCATATAATTTACAGGAGGTCAATGTTTATTTTAGAATTGTCTATCTTTGCTGGTTGCTCTGCTGGCCATTGCTGCAACTCTGTCTTCGCCGCCACCTGGCTTTGAGTTTGGCAGTTTGTCCGTGTTGTCACTATATATTTTTACCCCGTTTGGCCCGAACTTAACAAGCTCTTGTAACTGGGGAGTGTTGTCATACACTACTTTGAAAGACTCAAAGTTAAATTGAGGAACACCTGCTTTAGCCATATACTTGTTTAACTTGTCCCAAGAAAGCTTAGTGCCTTTTGGGACAGTCTTTAGTACTTGCACTAGAGTTGCAGTTTCGTCTGTTCCTTCACTTACTTTTTTTTTGAACGAGGGCGTTGTACTGATTCTCGCTTTTCGCGACCGCCTTCTAATTCCCCGCCTGCTGCCGAAGCGTCTGCTCCGAACTCGTCGTCCATCGGATCGCTGTCCATCGGATCGTCGTCCATCGGATCGCTGTCCATCGGATCGTCGTCCATCGGATCGTCGCCCATTGGCTGTTTAAATCCGCCATCGCCTGTGATCATACTAACACCTTGAATGAGCGTTTCGCGAGTTTGTGCCATTACTTGGTACAACGCTTCTAGCGCAGGTCGCACAGTATTAGTGAACTGCTCTGACTCTTCTGATCCCATTTCGTCTCTGATGCTGTCGGCCAGTGCTAACATACTTTCAGTTTCCATTTCGGCAGTGTCTTCCATCCAACCGGTGACACGGTCAACCATGTCCTTGGCTGCCATAGTAAGCTCTGCTTTATCTTCTGCACCTTCTTTTAGCTTTGAGCCTACAATCTGTTCGCGCTCGGCAATCTCAGCGTTTAGCACGTCGAGGAAGAGTTTAGTCTTTTGATAAGTCTCTTTCTGGACGCTGTTAAAACTTTCAGTGGTTTCTACTTGGCTCATCTTAGTGCGCAAGTTATTACGTGAATCTTGCAGCCTGTCAAGGGTAAAGGCTTCGAGGTTAATTCGCTGGCCGAACCGTCTTGCAAGGCTCTCGTTTAATGCCTTAGCAGTTACTGGTTTTGATATGTCTCTAATGTTCATGGGTTAACTATTCCTAGTGGTTATTGTAACTATTTATCCAGTTACCAAAATATAAATCGGTCTAAAGACTTCTTAGCAGACTGTGTCTTTAATAAACTTACTTCGTACCTATTATAGGTTGCTTCGCGTTTAACGCTGTCTTTACAATTATTAAGAGTATTCTTATAAAAGGTGCAATCTTTATGATTTTTTTCGATTACTCTATCTAGCTCTTCAATTATTAGTCGTTTATTCTTGCCTTCGGCGTAACTTTTAGCAAGCGCAATGGCACTGCTTTTACAAAACAACTTAGATACTTGAGTGTGAGTTTTGCTGTTATACACTAGCCACCCAACCTTACTGTTCCGAACTACCATATGTTTAATACGAATACTGTTACCGGACACATACGGCAATGTAACGTCTTCAAGTCCACTGTCTATTACTTCTTCTAGGATGCTAAGTGCTTCTAGTCTCATTTTTAACCACCATAACAGTTGTGTTGACTACTGCTTTGCTTAAACAGCTTTTGCGTACTAGTCCTCTAATAACAACACGATCTCTTTCTGAAAAGGAAGATAGCGGCTGCGCTGTATCTATCCGCTCGAGCAACTCTGCCTCTTCGTTAGACAGCGCAATTGTTATGTCTTGACTAAGTTCGGTTATTTTCATTGTTTGATGACATTCCACGTCTAAGTTGTTTCTTATCGTATACTAATTTATTTGGCTCATTAGGATTGCTTCGGCCTTCTGGATTTTCAATTTCTACTTCGTTGCCCATGTCTCGCGTAATCTTAAACTCTTGTTCAGAGCCATCAGCGGTTCTTAGTTTAACTGTTCCGCCTTGTTTAATTTGTCTATCTTTATTGTGCTCTGCACTGCGATCGTTGGTAGATGCCCCAGGGCCTTGTGTGCCTTGTGTGCCTTGTGTGCTTTGGCTAGTCCTGTGCTTACTAGGCTGGCTACTTTGACTTTGCTGATTTTTAGGATTATTGGCTAAGTCGGGCACTATTTCGTTAATTTTCATATACGTTTTCCTTTGCCTGGCCTACGCTCTTTATGACGTCTACCAACGTTTATGCTTTTTAGCCGTACTGAACTTGGCTTTGCTCGCTTTGTGCGATTAATCTTAACCTGCATACTTGAGCCGGCTTTTCGCTTGTTCTTTTTTAGTGTAACACTTTTGCCAACGTTTCGCGGCGCATTGCACGTACTTGGCTTAGCAACTACTCTGCCTTTACGACTACCTGACGTGCAGCGGTATTTACGTACTACCTTATTCCCAGACCTACCAGCTACAGGAATTGCTCCTTCGAGTATCTCTCTTATCAGCATGTTACCTTCCTTTTGCTGCTTTGTTCATACGCTGTACGCGACGGCTTGCTGGGTTTACACGTTTTGTCTTCTTAGATTTTCTCGTCATTTTTGCACCTAGCCTTGCCTTTGTTCGTTTCATTTGCGCTCGTTTTTTGGGATCGGGTGCAGCATAACACTGTGCTATGTTAGCCACTATTCGGTTCTTGCGAGAGCCCGTTGAGCAACGGTACTTGCGTACAATTTTCTTTCCTGATCTAGCCCAGGTCTGACCTTCGCCTATTTCGATACCTTGTGTTAGCTCTCTTAGTAACATAATGTCCTTACACGAACGCGATTAAAATTACAACAATTGTAGACAGTAGTCCTGCAACAACAGTACCAGCAGTACCCACTAATACCTTGGTCATTGATTTATTACCTTCGACGATGTCATTGTGTACTTGGTTTACTTTGTTCTCTATCTTAGTAAGTCTTGCTTCTAAATTTAAGTAGCGTTGCTGACAAAGATCAACATGCGCTTCTAGGTTAGTTTTCTCTAATGGTGTAGGCTCCACAAATGGACCTCCTCAGTTGTGTATACGAGTATTTATCGATCCGTAGAGAAAACAATGTTGCAATACTTCTTAGACTCGGTCCGGAAAATGTCAGTTTCTAGCGCTATTGTTTCGTCAAGTCCTGCGGCTACAGGTACTAGGTCAAAGTCACTAACTAGAAACGTTAGATCGTTATCGTCCTCGTGTTCGAAATCAAAATATACAGTCCATACTTGTTGACTACTAGTGTATGCAGTGCCAAAACCTAGATTAGCAACACTGGCATTTTTGCACTCGGTATGGGTAACTATAGGGTTACATCGTAATCCTAGAGTCTGTATCAATGCCATCCAGTTCTGTTGTTGCTTATATGCTCTAGGATCTTCGCCGCGCCTGGCATTAGTCTCTGTTATGTCTATCAGTGTATGCAGTTTGTATCGTTTCATAGTGTATTTACTCAGCCATAAAAAAAGGTTCACACGAATGTGAACCTTTTTGGTGTTGCTTTAACTAGCTATTAAACAAGTTTAACGCCACCTGGGCCTACTAGACCAGCTGTGCCGTCTACTAGCGGATCACCTGATGCTAGAGTAGCAACTGCTACTACTGCTGCGTTTGCCATGGTAATACCTGCGCTTTCGCTTTCGCCGCTTGCTGCTGCGGTAACTGCGTCACGTACACCTACGTTTGTACCAAGTGCGCGGATGCGAACTTGTAAATCAGCAATGAATGAATCAGTGCCGTTTGTGCCGTAGTCGTCTAACTCTAGGAAGTCGCCTTCAAAGTATACGTCAAAGTCGCCTGCTGTTAGATCAACTACTTGACCGATGATGATCGGGGTAGCATTTTCAGCTAGTACAGTGTAAACAGCTTGCAATGCACCGTTTGCACCAAACTCTGCCGTTACGTTAACGCCAAGGTTAACGTTTACTGCTGTTACTGATTTACCGTTAAAGTGACGTGCTTCGTTCACTAGAGTCGGGTTTACTTTTGGTTGTGTAGCCATTTTATTTCTCCTTTGTCTCAAAATGGACATCTTCACGCTCAGTGAAGTTGTTATATGTATTTAGCCATTACGCAGAAAACCTATTATTTTCTGTCTTTTTTAGCTCGTTTGTGTAATGCTCTAAGTTGCTGTATAAATGCTGGGCCAGCAGTGACGATATCGTCTAACATTTCTACTGCTGGCAGGTATGCTTGGTTCATTGCACTGTTAGTAGCCTTGCCTTGCTTGACATGCTCGACAAACAACTTAGTCATGTGCATGTTCTTGGCTCCTACAACGTAACGGTACAGCGCAAGATCCTGTCCAGTCATGTTAATATCAGGCATACTTACTGTAGGTTCGTTGTCTGCTACTCTCGCAGTCTCTAGATGCCGGTCAGCAGCCAATTTTTCTAGATCGTCAATAATGTCAGAGCTACGTAGTTTAGCTCTACAAGCCAGTAATAGCATACTTACGAGCTCTTGTCTGGCAGGGTGACCTAGCTTAGCATATCCCATTAGGTCGCGTCTTGCTGCTTTGTAAGCACTGTTGCTGATGTGTAAAGATGACTCTACTTTCATAAACATTGCACTTACTTGGTCTGGCGTAGCGCCATTTGCTAACTTTTGAAGATATCGGTTGACTGCCATAGTAGGCAGCGTAGTACGCTCTCTCATTGCCCCGGCAGCATCCGGATCTTTGAGCTTATCGGTTGCTGCCTTGTCTCCTGTGACGAAGTAGATGAAGTTGTACAAGTCTGTGCTACTCATACTAAATCTGTCATACCCGGTATACACAGTAGTCTTGCGAGCATACCTAGTAGCCGCTGAACGGTGTTGTGGATACTGTCTCAACACCTCAAGGACTATTAGAGACAGATACAGGCGCTCACAACAATCAGTGTAGGTTAGTACCTTGACGTTGTTTTCGTTGCGTGTCATCCGTGCTTCGTGCAGGTCCTTGAGAAAGTCCATTAATAAGCTTCGTCGTTGAAGTTGTCGTCGTCCATGTCCTTTGCGCCGGCGCGGTTAGGACCGTTTTTCTCAAGATGATTTTCTGCTGCTGCCATGTACTTTTGTATAGTACCTTGATCTAAGCCGGTCTGTCTAACCAAGTCCTTGATATTCTTGGGCCCCATGTTTGTTCCGAAGCGAGTAAGTGCGTCGCCTAAGCTACTTAGATTGTTAGATACCTCTTCGTCCTTTTGTGTTACGGCCATATCCATCATGCTGCGGCCGAGTTCAACAACCTCTGAATTCTCTCTTAACTTCTTTCCTTTGTTCTTTACATCTGTAATTTCAGTAATTTTCATATCTAGTCCTTAGTTTGGTGTCCATCTTGCTCTTGGCACAAGCTTAATCTTTGAGTCCTGTGCGACATATCCTTCGCCACCGCGTTCGCCTGCGGTACTTGCTTTAACGTCACTGTCGGCGCTGTCGAGTTGATCAATTACATGATCTTTTACAGCCATAATCTCTTTAACTAATCTAAAGATTATAGGTAGCGCCTTAGGTGACTCCTGTGCCATTCCGGCAATCTTCTTTTGTTTGTTTGTGCTAACCTTTGACTTTTGTAGCCAGTCAAAGAAGCCCGTTTCTAGATTCTTTAGTTGCTTGTTACGACTCATTTGGTTAACGTATGTATATATGATGTTCTTCATATCAGCTAACCCCTTAACCGGAGCAAGGAATTCGTCCATGATCGCAGCACTTTGTTTGGCGTGCTGTCTAATCTTGTCAACACCAGATACATCTACTTCGGGCTGGTGCGTTACATAAGTCTGGCCAAGTACAACAACGTCACCGCTGTTTAGTGCTTCTACGTCTGTGATAGGTTTGCTGGATTTATCCCCAAACTCATTAAATTTGTTATGAACAACAACACCAACTTTACTTGCTGCTATGCGCTTTCCGAGTTCGCTATTGCTACTCACTGTATATTTAACAAGGTTAGGGGTAAATTCAACACCGTCATTGGTTGTTTCGAACGGCTTGTCCGGGGTGTATAGGAGGTCGCCAAATACGTAGCCCTGGTAATCTGTAGGCGTTGACTGCTCCATAATTCTAAATAAGTTGCCCATATTAGAAGCAAACTGGGCACGCCATTCTTCGCCCTTGCCTGTGCTATTAATGAAGTCGACTAGCTCTTCTGGTGATGTTGCTTTTAGTTTGCCCCACCCATTCTTGCCCACTAGCACAAACTTTCCATCTTCGTCTCGGCCCCAGTAGATAGTAGGATTGCCGTCCCACTTAATACTTACGTCGCCGCTGTTACTGCCTAGTTTATCTAGTATGTCTGCCGCTTTAATTGCGCCTTCACTGCCGTCAACAAACACTAGGTCTTCTAGGTGTTGATACTCACGTCCAACTCTAGCTTCTAGTAACTGCTTTGACTCATTTAGGGCGCGTTGTATCTCGCGAAATCTCATCTGTTGAACCCGTTAAGTTGTTTAATTCTGCGTAGTTGCTTGTCTGCCAGGCTTTCGGTCTTTACTTCGCCTGGCAGCCCAATGTCCTGTGCTGTCCTGTTGTTGGCAAAGCTGTCCTTAATCTTTCTTACCATGTCTGATGGGTAGTTTTTTTCGATAGCTGCTAGTAGGCTTTCGAACGAGTTTAGGTCAGCAACTGAATCTAAGTTTAGAGTTTTTACAATTTGCTTTGGGTCTGTCATTGGCTTAGTTAGTCGAGTGTTTATCCATTGCTGGGTGTATCCTTTGCCGTTCTTTTTAGGCTTAGGCTTGCGATTTACTCTAACTAGGCCGTCGGTTGATGACCACATCCATCGCTCTTGCTCCACCGGCCTACCGTCTTCGATAGTTTCGTCTGATACTTTTGATTGGTAGTGAGGAACAATAGACGAGATTAATAAATTACGAAATACTCCTTTGTACTTCGATTCAGTTTCGTTCGGTGCGTGATAAAATGTTTTCATCCAATCCGGGTCACCTGGCATAAAGTCTATTTGTACATGCCCAGTTCTCGGCTTAGCTGTTGTTTTTGATTGATCGTAGTCAACAATCTTTACTTTAGTCATTATAACACTAGATTTTTTAATGTCAATCACTTCGGGAGTTTTTTCGAGTCGGTTTATGAATTCTGGAATATCTTTTGGGTCTATCTGTAGAGCAACGTCGATGTCACCTGAGAACTCTTTTTTTCCTACGCTACCTAGTACATTGTTCTTTAGGTCAATTCCGAGTATCTTCTCTAATGCATTAAGAGTAGGTTCGATCTCGGATATGTGTATTGCCCCGACCCCGGGCATTGATCCACCTTCATTTAGCATCATTGTTTTTACTCTCTATTATCCTAGCCATTGAGCGACGAAACTTTTTTGGGTCACCGCTCTTAATTGAATTGATGAATCGTCGTTCTAACTCCGATGCCGTATCTTCGTCATATACATCATTAATTCTGTTGAGTAAATTAATTGAACTCTCAATAATATTCGACGCAGTTGCATCAATTAAGTAGTCGTTATTCTTTTGCCTACCTAAGTTATTAAGTTCTTCTAGTATGCTTCTAGTGCGTTTTTTCATATAGTAAGTTCCTTGCTAGTATTTAGTTTGTATTAGAAGATAAACTTAGATAGATGGTATGCGTTATCGGAGTGCAATGTCCTGTGTCTTAGTTGCAATCCTGCGTAGTTTCTCTCGTGCAGTTTGGTCTTTTGTAGCATCGATGATCTCGTCCCACACATTATCTGGTATTGATCCAATGTCTGCGATTATACTGTTAAGGATGCCTAGTGCAGAATCTGCACCTTGTATGTTGTTGTTCCACACGCTGTTCACAACAGCAGCAATGTCTGTACTGTTGAGATTAGTTTCAGGTACTAGGGCTTCTACCAAGGTACTGGTGTTCAAGTTAATAGTAATGGTCCAAGGAAGCAATGTAGGTACAAATATAGGATCACCTTCTGTAGTAAACACGTTGCCAGTAACAGTTAGTTCGTGGTTGCCTTCCCATGTACGCATCCGCCAGCCGTTGTCTAGGAAGAATGTAGTACCTAGCACACGCTGTCCTGGCAAAGGGTCACCACCGATCACTGTAATAGCTTCTTCCCACTTGGCGTTTTCTCTAGTCGTTAACCACTCCTTCCAATTAGAGTAAACGTCTTCCCTAAAGTTAAGATCAGTTTCGCCTTCGTTGACTAGTATTAATTTATTTGGTCCGTCAAATGTTACCTTTTGTCTACCAAAAGTTCCATCTTGCGGAGCATACAGTGACCAAAAGTCCCAGTCACCGTAGTTATAAATTAATTGAGGCATTAGTTAGGCACGTCCTTAAATGTAATTGACAGTTGCGTACTAACGTCATTGGTGCCTACTAACTTGGTTGCTGTGAAGTAGAACAACGGTTGAGTGCCGTCTGCTTTGTTTTTTATAGCGTTTTGTGAGTTTGAAAATCTCGACGATGTATCGATTATTTGTGTAGCATTTACAAAATACTCTGCAATTTTTAGTCCAGGGGTGCCTACTGTGCCTGTAGTGTTTGATTCAAACAGCGTTCCCGGTTTTTGATCCCAGGATCCGCCGGCAATCTCTCCGCCGCCATAAACTCCGATCTTAACAAATGCTGCGGCTCCTGCGGTCGAGTCCCATGCTCCGACAAATATGTCTTTGGGGAAGTACAAGTTGTGATTTATATCGCCGCTGGGGTGTACTGCGATTGGCCGAGTTCCTCCTATAAGAGTTTCTGTTGTTCCGGAGGTGATGCCAGCTGCTTCTACACTAAAGTTTGTTCCTAATTGGCTTATGTCCACGTTGCCTTCAGTTAATACGCCGCAACACCAAAGCTTGAGCTGACTAGTAGCGCCAGTTGCTCCGTCATTACGTTGCTCGATTCTTATAGGAAGTGAACCTGTCTGCATGTTAGGGTAAGGATACAAGTTACTATGGTAATATTCGTGTGCTATTACCCGCTCGCCAGCTATATAGACACCAAACCTGATTCGTCCAGCGCCTAGCCATTGCATGTCGAACCAGTATATGTTGTCTTTGGTTACGTCAAGTGCAACACCAGAGGGGTTATCAATGCCACTGGTGCCGTCAAATGTGTCTTTGTTCCAGTTGGATTGATCGACAATGGTTTCTTGTACAGTACCAGTAACACTAGACCGTACAACAGCCGATAATCCGTTAGACTCTCGAAACATCATGCCATTGTCATCATTGAAGTAACCCCAGTTGCGAGTAAGATTGGCCTTGCCAGTATCGCCTGCTGCTACTGTCATTAACGTTGTTTGCCCAAACCCTGGAATATAGTGGTGATATTGATCTGACGTGTACTGTATTAAGTCGCCTGTTGCTCCAGTGTTTGTTAATACCACAGCTCTTAAATTTGCATCATGGGTGATTGTTGCACTACCTTGTGCATTAATAGAAAACAGTCGGGTGTTAACGCCTTGCGGGAAAAAGTAATCACCTTGCACCGATGAGTTAGATACGCGCAGTCCGCCAAATGCGTCTAGTGTTGCTTCGCCTTCACCGAACCTTATCGCAGCAGCACCTTTGTTGTCGATTAATAACCCGTTATATTGGTCGTTGTACCCCACAAGAGTACCAACGCTAGCATACACGTCAATTGGGTCTCCAGGGGCTACCTTTGCTAACTGAGTGTTACCAGGTAGCCGTTGAATGTTTTCGCCTTGCTGAGGCAATGTATTTTTATCTCTGTTTGCGCTGTCGAGATTAATAGAAATCAAACCAGAAGTAGCAGTATCTTCTCGCACTCTAATAATAGTGCCAGATATAGTGCTAGCGTTAAAGAAAACTGTGTCTCCTTGAGTTAGCACTCCTGTTCGGCTATTATAAAGGATGTCAATCGAGTGCTGAACTCGTATGCGATCGCCTGTGCCTTCTGGTGGTATTCGTGTAAATCTTCTTTCGCCTGCCATATGTTAACCTATTACCTCTTTCCATCGCATCTGGGTTTCAAAATTAACGTCACTCGTCCCAAACTGTCGCTGGGCAGTAAACGTGAACTCCGGAATAGTTCCATCTGCATTTTGGATGATTGTACGATACTGTAGCTGAACAATGTCTTCGAATTGCCAGGTTCTGTCGCCTCGTAGATAGTACTCGGCCACTAACGCGCCACCGTTTACGGTAGTGGCAGTGTCGTTGACCTCAACTGCACTTTCCGGTCCGTGAGCAACAAACGTTCCGTCTATTGTTGCACCTGCATATAATCTTATTTTTACTATGCCTTCGGCGCCTGTTGTGTTGTCATATGCCCACGCCTCGATTCTTTCAAGTGCTGTTACTGTGTGGTTTTTAATATCGTTGAATATGTCTCGAGCGCGTAAACTAACGATTGGCGTCTCTGTAGACCCTACTAATGTTACAGGACCACCTGTGTTGTAAGTGAACGTTTTTGCGTTCTTGAGAGGATCATAGTGTGCGCCGCTGGCCACACTAGCTGACCAGCATCTCATTTCGCTGATACTTTGCGACAGACCTGTATTTTCGATTTCCCAGGTTATCGGTAAACTTGCTCGTCGCATGTAGGCCACTGGTACTTGGTTAGCAAAGCTCTCAATATGACACACGATGCGCTGTCCTTTGGCGAACACACCAAACCGTACGATACCAGCACCGTGCCAAGTATAGTCCATCCAGAACACGTTGAGTGTCCTTAGGTCTAACTTTACCCCACTGGGGTTAGACTCTTGCGATGCTGAACCGTCCAATCGATCCTGATTCCAGTCACTGCGGGGGATATTGTTCTCTTGTACAGTTCCTGAGGTTGAGCTCCTGCGTACAAAACTAAAATCTGTGCCAGTGAGAGCAAAAAATAAGCCGTCGCTGTCGTCAAACATGCCCCAGCGTCTTGTTACGTTCTGCTTGCCTTGGTCGTTAAGGTCAACCGTCTGTTCAGTAATAATAGGAACGCCTGGTGTATAGTGATGCCAGAGGTTAGAACGGTATGTTATCTTGTCACCTGAAGCAGTTTGGTTTTGTAATGCTAAGGCCCCTGAAACATTGTCGTGAAATACTTGGCCGCTTCCTGAAGATATTACCGAAAATTCCTCAGCTAGACGGCTATAAACAAAGGGGTACTCTGCCATAATAGTCGACAAATCTATTTCGAGCTTGCCTGCTGCGTTAACGCGAGCTGGACCTTCACCAAACCTAACGTGTGCTTCGCCCTGTGCTGATACCTTTTGTCCATAGTAATGATTGTTGTAGCTGACTGTGGTACTAACGTTAGCGTATGTGTCAAAAGACTCAGTAGAGCCCACGCTGGCTGCTACCGTGGCTGCATTTCCGTTATCGACCTCTATGCTTTCGCCAGTGATAGGAACCGTAGTGTCTGCATCTTCTGACAGGTCACTCCAGTTTATTGATATGAGTCCGGTGACCAACGTATCCTCGCGCACACGAGTGATCTTTCCAATTAAGCCGCTAGTAAGTAATGTTACTGTTGCGCCGACGACGATAGGTGCTGTTTTTTGCTCATAAAAGACGTTAGTGTGAGCCTTGACTCTTATGCGATCGCCTGTTCCTTCTGGTGGTATTTGTGTAAATTTTCGATTGCCAGCCATTATTATTCCTCTAATCTTTTAGTTAAATGTATTTATGCTGCTAGCTAGGGTTAGTAAATACTCTGTCACGCTGCTGTGCAATCTGTACTTCTTGTGATGAGTTCGGAACAATAGCAATGTCGGCAGCTATCCACCTCTCATTAAACGTCCTAATAGTTAACCCGGTGCCAGCAGCAACAGAAAACGTAAAGCTTCTAGCACCAGCTGTGCCATCAGTTGCAACCTCGATTCCAGTAACTTCGGTGGGTGCAGTATACGGGGCTGCATTATCAAGAGTGCTGGTTAAGAAAACTCTGACTTCGGTGTTGTCTTTTAGGTTAGTAACAGTAATACTGATGTTGTTGTTTACTACTGTGCTCGCGCCAGCGCCGTTTCTTACTGTTGGTGAATCACCTCCTGATACATTAATCGTAACTGCACCGCCACTGTTATTATAGAATGATTCGTTGCCGGTAGAGCCGTCTGTTGCTGCGTACCCTTCGTATGTAAAGTCTGTGAAATCGTAGGTGCCGGGTGTTTCAATTGTTATCGCGTGACCAGTGCCGGCTGAAGTAAACACTAGATCGCTTACTATAGATGTAGTTTCGAGGAGTACTGCACTTGTTGCTACACTGCCTGTAATCGAGTTATTTCTGAATTCTGTTGTTCCTACAGTTATTAACCCGCACTGCCTAAACGCTGTTGAGAAGATCTCGTGATTAGGACCGGTTGTGGCGCTGCTTGTAAATGTAACACCGTTGTTAAATCCAGCCAGCGAGCCACCGTACATGCCTAGTAGGTTAATGTCTGTGTCACTAGCATTCCAGAACGCGCCTACGCCAGTGGGACAAACAAAGTTAACGCCCTGTGACCCTAGGCCGACGCCGTCCCTGTTTCCAAATATAACGGTGGTGTTGCCTGTGCCGCCTGCAATCGTAATACCGTATTTGTTTGTTCCTATGTTACGATCTTCAAAAACCACAGTAAGACCAGTGTCTTCAAAGTCAACGCTGCCGGTTCCTGTGCTACCAAACGTGAGAGGCCCTTGCAGCCCAAACAGACCTGACCCTAGTTCTCGACATATACCGTATGCTGTTAGATTGGCTTCTGATCGGTCTGCTGTTGCTATTTCAAGAAACTTTCCTTCGGTGCCTGTGCCGCCACCGGTGATAGTCAACCCACCGTTGCCGTATGCAATGATGTCAATAAAGCAGTTCTCTTGATTACCAACTGACTTAGCCAGAGTTGTAAATACGTTTCCAACTCGTGTTATAGCGCCGAAGTTAGGAGCGCCGCCGCCGAACTGTGACGTATTAGCTGGCAAGTTACCGGTATCTACAACGAAACACTGCCACACCACTGGGCCGGCATCGTGCCTAAAGCCAGCACCGTTAGATCCACCAATGTGGTACCCTCGGTTGTTGGTGCCGTCGCCTAGGTAAATCTGCACGCCGCCCCCTACAACCGTTTCAAGTACGCCGCCTGGCAGTAGCCAACAATAGACAAGGGTGTCAGTTAAGTTTGCTGCTGTTTGACTAAAATATGAGTCCTCTGTTGCAGTTGACACCTGCACACCAAGACATCCTGTTGCTTCAACAGGTGTAGGAGCTGATGTAAATACTGCTACACCTGACGATGAGGCCCATCCTGTTGTAG